GAGCACTGCGGTGCAAGCTTCGTCCCAGGCATCGGAGACCAAAACTGGTTATTGTTGCCCGCAGGGGTACCAGCAGCTCCAGCAGGGACCACAGTCTCTAGCATGGTTCGACAATCGGTGGCCGAAGCATTGGGTGGGGTCGACACTGACATCCCTTGGTCCATCAAGCTTGGACGAGTCCTCGCAATCTTCCTCTGCTACGAGGGAATTGTAGGACACACAGGTGGATTCTTGCGAAGACAGAAGATAGGGATGATCTTCCACGACCTAGGCGACGGAACTACACAGGTTCGATTCAAGTTTGGAGGGACTTATACTCCATTTGGAGGAGTTTAAGAATAAGATTTAGGAATATGGGTCTGGACTGGGGATGGGACACGAGATGGGATAGTCCAAGACCCAAGGTGGCTGTAATACTGGATTAAGCCACCTTGGGCCTCGGAGAGGGTTCGGGATATCCTTACGGCGTGGAATATTTGGGGTTATCGTCTTCGAGTGGATAAACGTCGTACTGGCGGAAGTCCGGCGTCGGGGTCGAAGACGGCAGGGTCAACTCCAAGGTAGACGCAGAGGCGAATGAACGCTGCTCTAGCTCGGGCAGCGTGTGAAGCATTGAGACCTTCCCGAAGGTTAGGGCTGATAGACATATAAGCACGAGCAGCGCGCCACATAAGGCGACGGCTAGGGAGGCGATTATGAGACCTGAGGTAGTTGAGTTGGGAGATGATTCTTGCGGCTGGCTCATAGCGGCGAATAAGAGTCACAGCTCGGACGATTTCTGAGCGATTCATGCTGTGTTAATAATATTATAACGATCTTCACTAAGCTTGTGCATGTCAGGCTGCTCGTTCATCATAACGAAAAGATGGCAGCGCTGGATGCGCTTGACTGTGCTCTCGTATTTCGGACTGAACACAAAGCCGTTCTTTATTTCCTCGAGAAAGTCATACTGGATGTATTCACCCTGCTTCGAACGGGGAGCATCCACGAAGTAAACTCGCATCGTCGGATCCAAACAATAAGCCATATCCTGCTTCTTCCCCGGCACAATAACCTGAGCGTCCGCGTGTTTCGAGCAATACCAGTGAGCAAACCAAGTCTTCCCGGAATTTCCAGAATGGTCAACCACAAAGTTCACAGTGCGATCATCTGGCTCACCCTCCAATATCTTCGAAGCTTCTGCCTGCCAATCGCGCAATTCATGATCCTCTACTCCCTTGAGCGGCTCATGATCCTTAACATACTCCAAGACAAAACGAGGATACCGAGCACAGACGTTGGAGTGAATCTCCCGAAGAGCCTTCATGTCGACGACACCCTCCTTCACAGACGCTTTGAACGCATCAAGCTCTGATCGTCGACCATTGATGATAATCTCCCCATATTCCTCAAAATCACCATCCTTCTTGCAGTAGTTAATAGACGCAGGGGTGTTTCGGCAAACCTCAACATGCGGATTACCGCCAAGAAACTCCTTCACTTGTTGCAAGCTTCGTCGAGCGTCAAAGGAGATAAACCCCTGTAAATGAGGAGTGCCAGAATCACCAACCTCACGGCCGTAGATAATGTACTTGACTCCTCCACGGCTGTAGTGCTCACTATATGACAACAAGGCATCGCCATCGTAGTTGTTCAACGTGAAAACCCAGTTCTTTGCTTTCGACATCCCGGAGGGACTTCGTCCTCGACCCCGCTCACGCGGGGATCTCGTCCTCGAACTTTGACTGGAAGAATTGGAGACCGGTCAAAATCAAAGAACTTCCTAGAAACGCACGTCTGAATGACGTCACATGAAGAATTCTAATGAACATACGTCTTGTGAAACCCGCGTTTCCATGGCTTCCAAGAGCTTCGTGGAACAACTCGCTTGCGCGTTTCACCACGCGAGATAAGCCAGTCGAACCACTGGCTCTGGCGGTAGTTCACAAAATCGCGGCGGGATTTCGGGGCAAGCAACAAGGCACCATCGACACCAACTTTCTTCGCTGAAGATGTCATATCCGCTACGACAGCTGCGCCCCGAGAGTGTCCGTAAACTACCTTGGCATTTGTCTTCTTACGAGCTGTCTCAACTTTTTTGGCAAACGCGCCGCGCTTCCGACGTGAACCGCTGGCGGCGAGCCCTAAGGAGGGAAAGGCTGCTCCAGCGACAGAGGGAAGAGCCTCAAGCGCGTTCTGAAGCCATTCGCCGCCGTATTTAGTACCGCGGACAAATACTTCGTTCTCGTCGCTGATAGGATTCTTAAGAACAGAATAACCGGAAGGAGACTCGTACGCAGCGTCAAACCCGCGCTTTAGCTGATAATCATAATAAGGATTACCGTATAAGTCAACATCCCTCCCAACTGCCTTGTTAAACTTGTAGTTAGCACGATAGCCGCGAGTTAGAGCTTTCGCTCTTTTACTTTGTGAATAAAAGCTCATGCAACGAGAGCATTCGATACAACAGCGCGAGGTTTCTTCGCAGCAGGGTGGTTTTGTGAGTTCTGCTGCCTCGACCTCTTCGCACGGTCAAAATACTGAGAATTGCCCGGCGAGTTGTTGTGGTACCGGGTCATGAACGACTGTTCGTCGTAAATAATCTCCTGGTTGCTCACGCAGTGCAACATGAGGCGTGTCGGTTGCGCGCCGGTACGACCATGGACACGAATAAAGATCATGTCGTACGCTTCGTTGTCAATCTGATGCGAGTTGAACTCAAGTGCCGAAGGCGTTCGAGGGACAATATTGAAATCATGATCATTCCCTTGCGGCATAAGATGAAACATGTAGCGATGAATATCGCGCAACTTGCCGGTACAGTACGTTGGATGCTCGACGAGACTCGTCGCTGACACGGCAGGAAAGACGGTGCTGGTTCCTGCACCAATAAACAGCGTGTCCGGATCGGTGGTTACATCAAGCGTGGCAGAGAACGCAGAGTCCGGACCGCCTTGAACACGGATGGCTTCCCACCATCCATCGTTTTCATCGGAGTTGTTAATCAAGGATATCTTCAGCGCCTGAGAAACCAGGCGCCACTTATGAATAGCAGCGCCCACAGATACGGGCTGGGAATCTGTGGAAAATCGGCCATGATCCCTGTAAGGCATGTGATTAATACCCAGGCCAGGGCCGTTCTGTAGACATACGCCATTAGAAAGGCCAGGAAACAAAAGGATATCCATAGTGTCCGTGGCATCATTCTGGAATTCGGTAACCGATTGTAGGCGGACGCCCGTGGATGCATAAACTTTCCCGTCAGGAATCTTGGGGTTCGTTGTGGCCGTCGAAAAGGGGTTATGATAGACTGCCAAGCATTGGGTAAAATGCGACCGATCAACTCCGCCAGTGCTCACAAATCCACGGCGGCGAAAAGGTAAACGGCGGCGAGCGTACGTGCGCCGGTCTCGTAAAAAGCGTCTGCGATAAGCCATGTTCTCAAAATATGACTACTGGCAATATATCTCTTCGGATGATGATAGCGTCGCGGGTGACGAGATGGCAAAAAGACGGCCGACCACTGAGGAGGAGCTGCCAGACGCACCGCCGGGCGACAGCGAGTTCAACAACGGCGGAACAGCAAATACGTTAAACGAAACGTACGATGGACTGATGGTTGTTAGCGGAATGCCATATGGGTTCACACCGAGGGGTCCACAGGGGTTCACTGTGGGTCAGGCTGGCTACACTGGGCCTCCTATCGGGAGCAAACAAAACCTGGACTTCAGGATTCTCGATACGATAGCTGGCGTACCATCTGTGACTTCCCACGCTCCTGCGGGCATTGGATGGATAACTCCAGCAGCATGGGCGAACTCAACGTGGAACGGGGTTCCGTACGACGTGACTGGAAAGTCAAAGTCCCAGATATGCAACTTCGTCTTTCCCACGTCCAACACGATGAGGGGACTACGCCAACTCTACGAGCAGGCGCCTCCCTTCGCAAACCCCCGGTTCCCTGAACCGTGGGAGATCGACCTGTGGAACATAAAGGTAATTAATCACTTCCGCGCATTATTTGGCATTCCGCCAATACAACCATCAGTCAGGCTTTACAATGAAGCGCAGTGGTCAACAGAACGACGTTGGTCAGCAAGGTTCAACGCATACCCAGGAAATGGGCAACCACCATACGGGCCATGCCCGAACACAACAGAGCACTGCGGTGCAAGCTTCGTCCCAGGCATCGGAGACCAAAACTGGTTATTGTTGCCCGCAGGGGTACCAGCAGCTCCAGCAGGGACCACAGTCTCTAGCATGGTTCGACAATCGGTGG